CCCGGTAGGGTGCGACCTGCGGTATCAACACTGTAAACCAAGTCAATTAGGTTGTCAGCGGTGAATGCGCCAGATACTGCGGTAGAACCAGTGATACCTGAACCAGCAGCAGTAACGATACCTGTTGGCTGAGTTGTACCAGTTCCAGTTGTTAGTGCGCCATTGACTGCATAGCCAAGTGCGTTACCGGTCTGAGTTGCAAGGAATCCAAGAATGTCCACGCCTGCATCTTCAACCATTTCACGGCTGATCTGAGTTAGGAATGAATACTTGTATGCACCAAGAGTCTTGAATGCGTTAAATGTTGGATCGCTTTCACCGATAAGTGCAGCTTCAGAAGAAACAGTTCCCACAGAATAAGCAGATAGTGACGGGATTTGTAGATTTTCTCCACCAGCAGTATTAAGAATGGTGGATGTTTCTAGCATCGGGCCAACGTGACGAGCAAGCATGATTACCTGATCGTAGAAAGAGGTCGGTACTGGTGCGCCAGTTGAACCCTTTGTTACATCGCGCTTCTCGAACGAGTGGGAACGAATCTCACCACGAGCAAGGGAACGGATTAGTTCAGCTTCGTCAATAGCAGGAACTGCTGCAACGGATGGCTTAACTTGTGCTTCAAAACCTTTCATGGCTTCAGCAGCGCGGTTTTCGCGTTCTGCCTGAGCGTTCATGGTTTCGATTACCTGTGAACGTGAATCAAGGTCAGCCATGATGCGGTCATAGGTTTGGTTTTCTTCTGCGGATAGATCGCGCTTTTCAGCTGCTGCTGAGTCAAGAAGAGCCTTTGCTTCTTCCCAAGCCTTTGCACGAGCTTCTGCTTGCTGACGAATGTAGTCAGACATAGTAACTCCTAAGTGTTTGATTGGATTGGTCTTACAGTTTCTGCGTGGCTCCACGACAGTAGCGCAGTGGCGGCTCCGCACAATGCTTATCTAATTATGGCACAAATAAAAACAGACCCAGATGCTTCCCCACATCTGAGCCTGTTCTTTGAATTTAGATTAGAACGCTTTAAGCATTAGGTCAAGTTGCTTGCGCTTGATCTCTAACATGTCTACGTCTGATGGTTTGTCAGCGCGTAGTTTCTGCACAACCTCTGAGATTAAATCAGCGTGTGAATCGTCTAGAGTTTCGCCGGCTTCTAGCTTTAGGATCGCATCGCTAAGAGCATCAACATCAACGGCGGTGCGCTGTGCCAGAATGTCTAACGAACGAACGGTTGCAGTTGTTGCTTCATAGGCTGGGAAGCCAGTAACAATAGAAACCTCATGCAGTCGAACCTGATGCAGTTCACGAGTTGCGCCATCGCTTGACCAAGCATCACCCTTTGGTGGAACGCTGAAGCCAAATGACATTGACGAAACATCGCCACGCTTCATAAGAACCGATAGGTCGCGCCCTGCGCTAGTGTCTGGCAGTTCAGCCTGAGCTAGTAGACCGCGTGAATCCTCAGATAGTTTCAAAGTTCCAGCGCGTGTTGAACCTAGAACTACGTCTGTGTTGTGGTTCATAAATAACTTGATCTCGTTGCGCGACTTTAGAGAACGCTTAAATGCACCCTCACGGATTACTTCTGTGAACGGTAATGGTTCAGACGGGCTATTGAATACGGCTGCGTATCCTGTGAAACTCATGCCATCGCTAGATGCTTCCCCGTTACGAACATCAAACTCAACGGTATTAACGCGGCGTTCTACTGTGGTGGTCATTGACTGCCTTTCATCTTTGTTTAAGTTTAGCGCGATTGAACGCCACTTCTCATTCTGTAAGTCATTGGCGGTACGTTCCTCAGCGCGGATACGTTCTACAACTCCCTCTGCGTAAGCCATTGCTGCTCTTGCTCTTGCCTTAGACGGGCCACTTCCCCAAAGTAAATGAGCAACAACTCCTGCACTTGGGTAGCCATCTGAATCAGGGTCTGCATCTGGTGCATCTAGATCATCCATGTGGCGAGCAATCCAAGCTGCAATACGAATCCACTTGTCATCAGAAACTTGACCATCAGCCATAAGTCTGGCTTCACGAATAGTGCGCTCAACTAAGCCATCGCCACCCTGACCATCGGCGTAGTATTCCAATCCACGTCTGGCAGATGCTCTCATGTAAGCAGGTGGTTCTTGATTTATTGCTCGTAGATCATCTTCATCTTCAATGTCATCGTCTGCTTGCCACGCATTGCAGTAATAACCACCATCAACAAATTCATCCCACTTTTCGCACCATGCTTTAGTGCCATCTGCGTTCTGACGTGACTCGTCATAAAAGAAACAGTTACCGCAAGCGCGACCCTCTGGAACATCTTGCGCTAATGCTGGTCTGTAATTGTCAGGCAAGGCACGCTCTAGTTCAATTTCAACAATGTCATCGTCAAGGGTTTCATCTTGATCTTGATAGTCAATCTTTGTCAGTGGCGCAAAGCCTTTGACTACAAACTCATTGGATTCAGTTAGCGTTCCATTGTCGTTTGTGTGAACCGCAATAGTTGCTAGTGGTCTGGCTTGCGTTGCAATTAGATCACCACCAAGGGGATTCTTAACTGCGCCAAATGTAGAAACAGAAACAATCAGACCATAAAGACTGTGACCGCCATTATCCCAAAAGACGTAATCGCCAACTTCTAGTTCGTCATTGAGTGCGCGTTCACCGCCGGGTTCCATGTCCTCAGCTAGTGATACTGCAATCATCTGATCTATTGCATCTTGCTTAGTTGTATGGCAACCGATAACTTCGCCATCGTCTTTAATAGTTGCCCAGCCTGAGCAACCCTCTGCGGTGTCTGTGATGAAGTATGGCATTAATACAACGTCTGCCTTAACCAGTGCATTGTTGCAGTTCCTGACTCTGTTATTGCATAAAGACTTTCACCGGGATTTAACGTAAGTTGCAACTGTTCCAGTTTCAATAATCCAAAGCCATTTGCAGTAGTTACGTTATCTGTTCCAATAAAAATAGTCTTATCGTTACCTGCGTTGTAAATCCAAATGCTACTTGGATTTGGTGAGCTGCCATCTATCTGCACACGATCAGTTGTAATCGTTACATGGTTGGTTGTTATAGCCATAACTAAACCTCGTAGACAGACTCTGGATTTTCAGGGTCAATCTGTGCAATGCCTTGAAGCATAACGCTTGGAAGTCCAGTGTGTTCTATTGCAGGTAAGCCCAAAGCTGCCAAGACAGAAACAGGATCAAAGCCAGTAGTAACAAGCCTTTGAGCCATAAGAACTTTGCGGTCAGTTTCAACGAGTGCAGCAGCAGCCAAATCCACATTAGCCAAAGGAACGCGATAAACATTACCGCCCTCGACAGGTCTGAGGTCTTCAAATCTTCTAATGTCATTGACTGAAAGAAATCCTGCCTGTGAGCCGATTGAGTAGCCGTTCATTCTTGTAGCGAAATCACCGCGAAGCAAACCGTCTACATTAAAACGAATAAACGCGCTGTCCGGTAACAATGCGCTGTAAGCATCTTCAATCTTAGCGACATAAGGGCGCAAGGTATGAGTTACAAAGTTAATGTTGTTTTGTTCTACGGATGCGTAAGACATCGCGCCGGGAGTAGTAATACCGATCATGTGCGGTGGAACTCTAAAGATACGAGCTACTTCTTCAATCGCTAACTTGCGACTATCTAGCATCTGCGCTTCGTCTGGGTTAATGCCAGTCTTTACAAACTTTGCGCCACCTGTAAGTAGTCCGGTCTTATGCGCTTTCTTGTAACCCTTATGGCGTTGATCGAAACCGTCAATCAGTTGTTTAGCCTGATCGCTGTTGAGTCCCATTGGTGTTTCAATGATTCCCTGAGTTGTTGCGCCTTGACCAAAGAAACGTGAAGCAAAAGACTGCAAGGCACTAGATAGACCTAGATTGTCTTTAAGTTCTGTAACTCTTGACATACCGCGTAATTCGCCAGCCTTGCGCATTTCAGTAATCTGAATCATGTCGCGCTTGCTTACTGGTTCTTCTTGGTACTCGTCAATGATGTATTCAATTTCACGATTTAGTTTGTTGCGTGTAACTCTTACCCGGTAAGGGTCAATGACTACTAGGTTTACAACATCGCCACGACCATCACGGAATACACGAACGAAAGCGTTGCCGTCTAGCAATAAGGAAATAAGAACTTGCTGGTAATGCTCGGAGCGCAATAGGTCTACGTCTGGTCGCTGTACCCAGCTAGGCTGTGGGCGATAAGGCACGCGATCACCGTCACGGCGAATAAAGGAATCAACTGGAAGCGTTGAGATAGTGTCAGAGATCAAAAGCACACAAGCATAGAAAGCATTTATCTTCATCGCTTGGAACTGATCTATGTTTGTTCCTGCTTCTGTGGTGAATGCGAATGAATCACCTGCACCCCAGATTGACTGGAAACTAATTGCGCGTTCCTCTTTATTACCGCCGGTCAAATTTCCAAGCATTACTTGCCTTTCTCAAATGCAATACCGACAAGCAAAATACTTACGCCAGCTGCGACTATTCCTAATGGCAGGATGAACAAACCTAAACCTAGTGAGATAGTTGCTAACCCAATCACTTGCAGGATAGATGGAATCAAAGCAAACTCCTAGAAACTAAAGAACTCAGGCACAACAGGTTCTTCCCTTGAAACAGTTGCCCTATCAAATCCTATGATACTAGCAACGGCAGCATCTATCTTCCTAGGTGAACCTCTGTGTTCTTTCACAATGCGTGGCCCTAGTCTGTCGGTCTTAACTACTGCGTTTGATAAGTGGCGTGTTAATAGTGGATTGCCGTCATGGGTTAGCTTGTTTGACACCACTGCATCATAGAACTTTGCACAGGCTGGAACCATGCGAGCCGGGGAAGTAGATGGCCATTCAACGATTGGGAATCCTGCTTCATCTAGTACCTGCATTGTGCGTTGCCAACGGAATGGGTCACACGCGATCTCTCGCACGTTATGTGTGCCACAGAATTTGATAATCGTGTTCTCAACTTCCAGAATGTCCACGCGCCATTCGTCATCATCCTCTGGTTGCTTTTCCCAAGCCTTGACCATAAAGACATACGGTTGTTCTTCACAAGTCACGCCGATAATTACAGAAGCATCACCAGAGAACGAACCATCGAAACCTAATACAACAGGAACGTCAGGGCCAATCTCTCTCTGAATCTCTAGCTGTTCCCATGAGCCGTTAGGCAGCCATGCGGTCTGACTGCTGACCCATTGGTTGCACCGCTTAGTTCTGAACTCTGCTTCTGGCGTTCTCTTAACCATTGCCACAAAGTCTTTAGGATCGTTCAAGTCACCGAATGCTGGGTTAGCATCTTTCCAAGTTTGTTCAAGGTGGTGGTCTGCTTCTGCTTGCGCTTCCCACCAAGCCATGAAGAATGTTGGATCATCTATTTCTTTACGCGCTACCTTTTGCCCATACTGATAAAGGCTGTACGCGATTGAGTCTTGACCTGATGAGTCTGCTTTCACTCCAGCAGTTGTAACACCAATGAGCATAGGCTCACGTCTTGCGCCCATACCAAGTTGCATAACGTCAAATAGTTCACGGTTAGGTGCTGCGTGTAACTCGTCAAAGATAACCATTGTGGGTGACAGACCCTCTTTAGTAAATGCTTCACTTGATAGAACGCGGTACACAGAACCAGTTGCAGGAACTTCTATTGCATCACGGTAGACGTTGCACAGTTCTGCAAGTTCAGGCTCTGCTTCAATCATTCGCTTGGCATCAGCAAACACGATCCGCGCCTGATCCTTGTCAGCTGCACAAGAATAAACCTCACCACCATTAGGCCCCATAATCAAAGACCAAAGACCTATGCCAGAACCGATTGCGCTCTTGCCGTTCTTCCGGGCCATGCCAATTAGCGCAGTGCGATGTCTAAACTTTCCATCAGTACCTACGGCGAACAGGTTGCGCATAAGTTCTTTCTGCCAGTCGCGCAGTTGCATCTTGTCACCTGCGTAGCCGGCAACGGTTTCTTTTGTTTGTATTGCAAAGGTGTCTATGAACTCTGACACTTCCCAGCCACGAGATTTATTTAGTGCTGCTTTGTTCACAGGTGTTAGCCAAGTCGGTGGCCAAGATTCAATTTTGGCTGGCACGAGATCGCAGTTCCTCTAGCTTTGATTGACGTTTAACTTCTGCCACGCCTAAGCGTGATCTGTCTGTTGGCGTAAATCCTAAGAGCGAAAGGTTAGCGACTAACTGGCGGTCAAGATCGCGCAAGGCTTTACGTTCATCTGGTCTGTTGTTGTTCATCACTTGTGCGCGTAACTGTGCGCGTTCGTCTAGTAGCTCGCAAGTCATAAGCAGTAAGTCAATGTCAGTGCTAGGACTAATCCAAGTCTGACCCATTCCCCAAATGCGTTCCCAAAGCTCTAAGCCCGGTGGAAATAACTTTCTTGCTGGCTCAGGTATGTCATACGCAGACGGCAGCAGCACAAGTGCTTTTGGGTCTGGCAGTGTGCGCTTGCCGGGATTACCTGTAAGACGTTTCTGTTCTATGGGTTTTGGTGGTCTACCTCTTGGAGCCATGACTATTCCTTAATGACAGAACCGCAAGCAGGACAAAGATTATCCTCTTTGAATTTTAACGGTTCATCACTTGCATCACTATTTGGTTCTAAGTTACTGAAACCAATCTCTTCTAAGTTCCAACCAGTTGCATCTAGTTCAAGTAATTGGTCTGCAAGAATCTTGTCATCCCATTCAGCAAGTGTTGCAGTTTGATTGTCAGCGATTGCCCATGCTCTGATCTGTTCGTGAGTCCAGCCAATAGGTGTGCGAGCAATTACAATTTCAGTCCAGCCTAAAGACTTT